TCATGAAACCAGCGAATGAGCCAACGTCTGCAGTGGCGTGTCGTGGATCGAGCCGTGTACGCCTACTGGAAGCAGATCGAATTGGGAGACAGGCTGCCCAAGACTTTTTTGCATGCCCGCATACGCTTGCAAAAAGTCCTTGGTGTCGTGCAACGGAATGTGGAATTCACCGAGATTGGGCTCGAAAAAGGTGATGTGACTGCTGCCTGGTTGCCGATGCAGTGCTGCAGCATGGCCGTTAATAGCTCCCCGCGAACCAGCCATCCGCAAAGCCAACAAACCATACCCATCGAACTCCGTCAATACACGCGCAGTGCTTCCGACGCTTTTGTGCGAATACGCTTCGGTGCCAATGGTGAGGCCTAAAATCTGGCTTGGCTGCTCTTGCGCTATTGCGTCAAGTCTTGCCATGTCTGATTTCCCAAAACGCTTCGAAGCTCGCCCCTGCAGCATATCGCTCTGATTCGCTTCGTAGGCACGCTGATAGACCTCAGCATGAGCCATCCCATCAAAGGAACCGGCAGTATTGACCCGGTTGACGGCATGCGTGGCCGGGGCCGCCTCGTGGAGGCGAATCCATACAGCTGACAAGCCTACACAGCTGCCTGAATAGTGCTGCGCGGATTCCGCCCCAAATCGTGCACGGAAAGCCAAGCCTTGTCTGGTACGTGCGACCGCACACTGTGCCATCTGCGTGGGCAATTCATCCCAAATGTGCGCGTCGAATTGACCTGCCGATGGGAGAACTCCTGGCTCGCTGCTGTACCGATCTCCTCTGAGAGGAAGAGGAGATCGCACGAAGCTGTTCGCCTGCTTTGCAGCATTGGACCTAGAAAACGCAGTCAACTTTTCCAGGGCTGCCGGACGAGCAGCAGCACCGCGACTGCCAGCCACCGGTGCCTTCTTGGGCTCAGCGGAGTCCGCTCGGGGTTGCGCAGTGAAAGAGAAGCGAGAAAGGACTCTCATTGTTGAAGGGACAACCAAATGGCTGCAGCGTAGGTTTCAAGTCAACGCTCAATAATGGAGCGAGCCGAACACTCGAGCTGGAAAACGAATTTTGATGCGATGGGCGTCCACAGGCGGACCGTGAGCACGAAAGCGAATAGCACTTGGCTTCTCCGCCGAACAGCGCGTTCATCACAACACGTTCAAACCACCTCGAAGGAGTAAACATGACGACGCCACAACTGACCCCGGCACAGTACGCCATCCTCGCTTACGCCATCCAGCACACCGGCGGCAAGATCGAATGGTTCCCCGACAACATCAAGGGCGGCGCGCGCAAGAAGGTGCTCGATGGGCTCGCCAAGCGTGCCCTGATCACGGCTTCCGGTGACGACTGGTTCATGGCGGACGCGGCCTACGACGCCCTGGGGCGCAAACGCCCTGCGCCTGCCCCGGTGACGGAAGACCCGGCAGCCGAGGTCGCCGTGATGGCGCTAGCGGCTGCGACCAAGGCGCCTCGCACCCGTGAGGACAGCAAGCAGGCCAAGGTGATCACAATGCTGCGCCGGCCGGAAGGTGTGACCGTGAAGCAGATCTGCGAAGCAACCGGCTGGCTTGCACATACGGTGCGCGGTGCGTTTGCCGGGACCGTCAAGAAGCGACTCGGGCTGAACATCACTTCTCACAAGCCTGCCGACGGCGAACGTGTCTACCGGATCAAAACCGAGGACAGCGACCAACCGGCCTGACGTCGCGCGGGACCGACTGTGATGGCGGCGGTCCCGCATCAAGCTGCAAACAGCGCTTGGCTTGTGTCCCGAGCAGCGCGTTCATGCTCCTTGTCGTGATTGACGACGCCAATCCCAAGGAAAACACCATGTCCCAACGATTCAAACAAGCTGTTATCGATGACGTGCAGTCCAACCATGTGGGCGCCGCACAGCAGGAGCGACTGCTCGATCTTTTCGAATACGCGATGCGCTCGGTTGCCGTCACCCTGGTGCGTGAAGCGAAGTTCCACACTGACGATTTCGTGACCAGCAGAGCGACCGGTTGCGATGGCTTCACGCTGGCCATCCGGCAGATATTCCCCGGCAAGCGCGATGCCTGGGCTGGCGTCTTCGAGCGCGGTGACCAACGACTCGAAGTCCTCGGTCACCTGGAATAAGCTGGGACGTGGCCGGTGTCTGCCCCGGCCACAAGAGGATGCTACCAACCCACTGGCCTACAGCATCCCCTGCACATCATTCAATGCGCCATCCAGTTCGAGCTTGAGCGGCGCCAGCAGGCAATGCAGGCAACGGCACTCCCAAGCCCGATCGCTCCATACCTCAAGCAACTGCAAGATGCCGACGAGGCCGGTGCTGACATTCAGCAAGCGTGCGCACGTGTCTTCGGTCATTGCGTGAATCTGCTCGCTCACCGTATCAAGCTGACGCACTGTCGCAGCGACTGGCGGTTTGGCACGCTTACCGATCCGTCCTGCTTGTGCCGCAAGTTGGGCGATCAGTTGGTGTTGCCGGGCAAACGCAAGCATCTGCGGGGACTGTGTCTGTTCACGCATGCATCGCCTCCGTTTGCTCAACGGGGGCAGGAAGAGCTCGGCCGGCGCCACAACATACAAGGCTCGGGACGCGCAGGCGAATGGTGGTGGAGAAGCTGACGGGGAAAGCTGGTTGCTCAGGACGAGCAAGGGCATCAGGCATAGGGACCTCTACGTTTGGTGAAGGCCCGCCGCTCATTGTCACATAAGGGGCGGGCCAGACGGCGGGGGTGACAAACCGGAAACGTAGAAACCGGCCAGCCCGAAGGCTGCCCCGCCCGGCCCGCGGCGCTTATTGTAAGCGTGCAGACGTGCTGCGGATAGGCTGCGGCCACCGGTCGCCGTGCGTTGCTCGGGTTACCACTCCCGGTCACCGTTGTTCGATGACGGTGACAGTCTTGGGGAACCCCGGAATAGAGTCAAGGTGAACGCGCTGCACGGGGATAGGCGGTGCAACGAGTGATCACCGCAGCATTACAACCCCAGCCGATCCGGCCGCACAATCGTCGGCCCGATGAACACCAGCTTGCGCAGCGACGCATTCGGCCCGTGCGGCTGCATCTTGAAGTGCGGGCGCCGCCAGTGGCCTCGCACCTCACGATGCCCATCGTCAGCGGGCAGACCGTGAGTCAGCCCGGCATCCAGAATGGCCGGCCCGACAATATGCCGGTCGTACAACTGCCCGATCTCAGCCAGCCGTTCTGCCCGCTTGCGCTTACCCAGCCCGCTGAAGCTCCTCGGGGCATCGGTATAGGCACGGTCATGCACGACGTGCGCCTCCCGCACGGTCAGATACAGCAGCATCTTGATCGCGTAGTCCAGTGCACCCCGCCAATGTTGCATGAGATTCTCATCGCCCGATGTTGACGCACGAAAGACGTCTTCCAGGAGTGCCTGAATCGTCTTGTCCGGAGCACTTAACGACAGATTCAACAGATCAGCGACCGCCTCCTCGCCCTCGTCTGCGGGGTGCGACCATGTTGCGAAACTGATCGACTGCTCTCCCTTGAAAAGGGCGATCACTTCGATTCCGTTCGGGCGGTTCCAACTCGACGGCTCGGGGATGATGCAAAGCGTCTCGGCGGGCAGCTTCAGCATACCGACCGGGACGTCATCGGCGACGAACGATGCATCAAGCAAGCGGTGCAACGCTGGCGTGGGTTCGTAGAAGACACCGTTGCGGACCTCGAAGGCTTGCCAGACGGCACTTTGCGATGCGACCAGCCTGAGTTCGCCCGGCGGCCAGGCCGACTGCACCTGTGGCAGGGCACTGACCACGGAATCAGCGAACTGGCGAACCAGCTCGGGGATCGGCTGCGTTTTCAACGCCGTCATCAGGCTCTCCCGAGACGGTCCATCCATCTGCTGCCAGAGTGTTTGCCACGCGGGGAGCGCGCCTGTCACCCGGTACCGAATCGGCACAGGCAAACGCGCGTACAACGGCTCCCAGGTTCGCCGGCATTTCTCAAGCGCGTCGATCAGCAGACGGCTGATCGTAGCCGCATGGGCTTGACTGACCTCCTCTGGGGTTGCCGCCCGCTCGACCAGCGGGTGCTGCCTGCGCCTCCTGTAGTAAGCGGCAGCAAAAGCAGGATCGTGCCGGACATCGATCTGCATGGCACCCTCGTCGATCCGATATGGGCCATCCCAGCCAAATTCGAACTCGACCCCGAAGTTGAGCCCGATGGTCAAGCCCGCCGAGGGCGAAGGCATGGTCAGCCAATCGACCAGCTTGGGACGAATCGCCTTCCACATCCCATCGAGCACACCGTCCCATGTCTCCCCATCGTGCAGCTTGAACAGTCCAGTGGAAGCCGACATGGTGACGCCGGGGACGACACCGGAGCAGCGAACAGGTTTTCCTCCGAGGGCCAGCGAACTGCTCAGCACGATACCGACCAAGGCTTCCGTGCTTTCCCTGGAACCGTTCTCGACCACAATGTGCGCACCCTCCCGGCATTCAAAGCTGCCCGGCCCGTCAATCACGACGGGCTCTTCGGACACCGCCCCCGTGACCGGATCGACCACACGGGGGCGGCGTGACTCGGTGAGTTTCTTCACAAACTCAGCGATGAGTGAATCAGCTTCGCCAGACTGCGTTTCGGGCGGAAGGGAGGCAGAAGAGTTCTGAAGTGATGGCATGAGTCAAGATTTACCTGAGGCCGGCGCACTCGAAATCAGCACCGCCCCGCACGTGGTCGTGTGCCCGTCGAACGCGGCGGGCTGGCCGGCGACGATGAACGCCGCATCGCCCTCCGCGATCGTGCAGTCCTGATGGCCCTGAACGGGGCAAGAGCACCGGTCGCCCTTGCGGGCCACGGCGCGGCCCATCACGGTACTGGCCGGAGCGCCAGATTCCACGCGGCCGCCGTGGCTGGTGGCGTCGCCCACTCGAATGATTCCGCGCATCGCGCCCATTACCAGGAATAGCCCTGCACGGTGCCGTAGCTTTCGCCATGGCGATGGCCCCACCACGGCAAGTACGCGTTGTTCTCGCCACGGGCGCGGAACCAGTCCTTGTCCGGGTCGATGGGTGTGAGCTTGGACGGCGGGGCCACCACCACGGCGGTGGGGTGCTCGGGATCGGTCGTGCCGGCCACCAGCACGCTGCCGCCCAGGTGGTTGGCGCGGGCAATCGCCAAGGCCACGTTGGTCAGCGCCGAGCCCGCGCCCATGTCGCCCAGCAGGCCCGCCGTGTTGAAGGTCTGCTTCTGGTAGTCGAACTCCAGCATCGTTTCGGTGAGGGTGCGGCTCAGGCCGGCAAGGCGTTCCGATGCGGCATCCGAACCCTTGCCCGCGTCGTGGATGGTGTAGTGAATGTCCTCGATGCCGTGGCCCGCGTTCTTCGCGGCGGCCTCGATGGTGGCTTTCCACGCCTGGATCAAGCGGGTGGTGCCGGCCTTGCGTTCGTAGTCGTTGATGTTGCCGGTGGCGGCGCGGCCAATCCAGGCCAGCGGGTCGCGCTCGGTCTTCAGGTCCGGGCCTGCGAGGAACAGCACGGTGAGGTTTTCGTTGATCTTCGCTTCCTTCGACGGGAAGTCGGGCGCGTCCCAGTTCATCACCCACACGCTTTCCTGCGGGTGGGCTTGCAGGTAGTCGAGTGCGGCGTTGAGGGAGGTGAAACCGGCGTTCGCACCGCCCTGGGTGATGCGCACATCGGGCGGCGTGTCGCGGCTCCACAGGCTTTTGAAATTTTCATTGCCAATGCTGAACGCGCCAATCATCTTCTTTCGCAGATATGTCTCGGTCTCTACAGGATCAAGCCGTCCCGCCGGGACAGCCAATTCCACGTGGATGCCAGCCAGTTCCCGCCATGCCTTGCGATTCTCCGAAGCCACCGTATAGAAATACTTCGAGTTCATTGGAGTTGCCCCTGCATCTCAGGACACTCGGACATCGTTAAGTTAAGGATGCCGCAGTCCTCCTGAACTCCCGTGGCGAGCGGTATTTCAGGGCGCTGTGCGGGTGGCGCTCATTGTAGTGTTCAAAGGCGATTGCCAGACGCGAGAGCGCCGTTGGCGCGTCAGGCTTGTCCATATAGGCGACGTAATCGTGCTTCATCGTTTTCACGAACGACTCGGCCATACCGTTGCTTTGCGGGGAGCGAACCGGCGTCGTCAGTGGCTCAAGGCCGAGCTCGCGAGCGAAGCTGCGCGTGCGATGGTCGGTATAGGCCGAGCCGTTGTCCGTCAGCCATTCAATGCGCTGCTCGGCCTGCGTGGTGCCGAATCGCTGTTCAACGGCCGCTAGCATCACGTCGCGCACAACATCGCCGCTATGCCCTCCAGTCGTTGCCGCCCAACTGATGGCTTCGCGGTCGCAACAGTCCAGCGCAAACGTCACGCGCAGTGGCGTGCCATCGTCGCACCGGAACTCGAAGCCGTCCGAACACCACCGCCGATTGCTCCGGTCCACGGCGACGCGGCCGTCATGCCGACGTCGGTCACGACGTGCGCCGGGACGGCGCAGTAGCAGTTGATGGTCGCGCATGACCCGATAGATACGTTTGTGGTTGATGCACGGCGCACCCGTCAGTTCGCGGCTGCGCCGCAGCAGTGCCCAGATGCGCCGGTAGCCGTAGGTCGGCAGGCCCACCACGTGAGCCTGGATTTCCTCGACCAGCTCGACATCGTTGGTCGAGCGAGCACAGCGACCATCTTGCCAATCGGTCGAGCGCCTCTGTTTGACCGCCACTGCAGAGCGCGCCACGCCGAGAACATCGCAGACCGTCTTCATCGGTCGTCCTCCGGCAGCAAGGGCGAGCGCGCAACCAGGTTTTTTGAGCGTCCCCACTCCACGGCTTCTTTCAGGATTTCGACTTCCAGTGTCTTCTTCCCGAGCAACCGCTGCAGTTCCCTGATTTCCTTGACGGCGGCGGCCAGCTCAGATGCGGGCACGACCGATTCGCCTGCCTTGACCGCTGTTAGGCTGCCTTCTTGATATTGCTTGCGCCAACCGAAGACCTGGTTGGCGTTCACGCCATGCCGGCGGGCGACCGCTGATACCGAAGCTCCCGGCACCAGTGTTTCTTGCACGATGGCGACTTTCTCATGTGCCGTGCGTCGGCGGCGACGTTCCGGCTCGGTCAGAATCTCGATGGGTTCCACGTAATGACTAGGCTTACTGATAGTCACAAGACTACTCGCTATTTAAGAGAGTCCTCGTGTCCTGAGATTCAGGGGGGCGCTCCATTCATCGCGTAGCGATCCGCAAGCAGCACCATCAGCTTGCTTACGTATTTCTCGTAATAGCCGTCGAAGGTTTCCTTTCCCCAATTGCCGAATGCAACGTCAGCAACAAGTTGCAGGGTTATAAAGCTCTTGGGGTCCGTGCGGACCATGTCGTCATTCTTGTTGGGCTTCACCAACCCCAACGTCCACAGCAATTGCCACTCGGTCGGGTAGTCGCGCCGTTGCAGCGGGTTCAGCCATTCGAGGCCCACCACCTGCGCCATGAAGGGCTTGGCCGGTTGCGTTGCAGCGGGCACGGCTTCCACTTTGGGCGTGGCCGCTTGCGCCGACCGCTGCATCAGCGCCGTGCCGAGCAAAAACACGATGCCGGCCAGCAGGGCCGGCATGATTACCAGTCGCTTCATCAATTCCTCATCGCTGTAAATGCGAGGCGTCATCTGCGCGTCATGCATCATCCACGCCAGCATCAACCCCGCCGATAACACCAGAATACCCAGCGCCAGACACAGCCGGCGCGGCCACGTTGCCATCAAGACCCTCATGCCACCGCCCCCAGCACCAGATGCACACCGCCCTCCCGCTCGTCCACGATGCCCGGTGGCATTTGGGCCTCCTTGTCCTTCTTAACCCAGACATGCAACGGATCGTAGTTCTCGCCGAGCGATCCATCTTCAAAATATTGCGCATATATTTTGTTCGGGTGGTTTTTATCCAATCCCTCCCCGAACCGCCAATCGGCTTCAATACGCAACGCGTTCATCTCCTCTAGGGATAGTGTTCAAAACTCCCGCAAGCGCGGGCAGTCGAAGGAAGGTTCGCAACGCTGGATGAACCCATGAAACAAAGCGACCTTGGCCTGGACCTGAGCAACCGACGCACGCGCAAGCAGGTATTTCTGGATGAGATGGAACGTGTGGTGCCGTGGCAGGCGTTTTTGGCGTTGATAGCGCCGCATGCGCCGGTCAAGGCGACGGGTCGGAAGCCGTTTCCAGTCGAAACGATGCTGCGCATCCACTTTCTGCAGCAATGGTTCGGGCTGACGGACGTGGCGATGGAAGAGGCGCTGTACGACGTGCCGTTGTATCGGCAATTCGCGGGGCTGGGAGGCATAAGCCGACTGCCGGACCGGGTCAGCATTCTGCGCTTTCGGCACTTGCTGGAGCGACACCAATTGGCCGAGCAATTTCTGCAGACGGTCAACGCGCAACTCAGTGCGAAGGGCTACCTGCTCAAAGAGGGCACGGTGGTCGACGCCTCGCTGATTGCCGCGCCCAGCTCGACCAAGAATGGCAGCGGCAAGCGCGACCCCGAGATGCACCAGACCAAGAAAGGTAACCAGTGGCGTGTGTCACGAACACAGGCGGCAGACCTGTGGTGCTGTACCGAAGATGGGAGTCGGCCTCCCGAAGCCGGCCTGCAGGGGCAGGCTTCAAACCACCCGGTGCTGCTGCGTTCAAAAGACGTGGTGGTGAGCGACCGGGCGAAAGTCACCCCCTGAGGGGTGGTAGGTGGGTATTGAGAAGATGAGCGAAAGCAAACCGTCCGACGACGCATCGTTATGCCCAAGGCGCTGTCGAAACTGAGGTGGACCATTGGCTTCAGGACAAATCGGGGCGTTACCTGCTTACGTGTTAGCGCCGATGTAAAACTGACCCACCCGCCGAAGTAAACCTGACCCACCTGGGAGAGGATGGCGGCTTTTGCCGCCGATGCTGACTCAGGAGCAAGCAGTGGAAATCAAGGTATTGGCAAGACGGGGTACGGCGGTACGGGAGATAGCGCGGCAAACAGGTCTATCGCGCAATACGGTGCGGCGCTATCTGCGCGACGGGCAGGCCGGCCGTTACAAGGAGCGCCAGCCACGCCCAACCAAGCTCGACCCGTTCAAGGGCTATCTGCTCGAACGTGTCGCCGCCGCGCGGCCACACTGGATTCCGGCAACGGTGCTGCTGCGGGAACTGCGGGAGGCCGGCTACGAAGGTGGCGTCAGCCAGCTCAAGGCATTCCTGGCGCCGCATAAGCGTGTGGCAGCCGAGCCAGTGGTGCGGTTCGAGACGCCTCCGGGCAAGCAGATGCAGGCCGACTTCACCGTCATCCGCCGTGGCCGCGCGCCGCTGCTGGCGCTGGTGGCGACGCTGGGATACAGCCGTGCGAGTTTCGTGCGCTTCACCGCCGGCGAGGGCGCCACGACGTTGTGCGAATGCCTGCGCGAAGCGTTCATCTACTTCGGCGGCACGCCTGAGCAGGTGCTGTTCGATAACGCGAAGTCCGTGGTTGTTGAACGTGACGCGTTTGGCGTTGGCGAGCATCGATGGAACACGCAGTTGCTCGCGCTGGCTGAGACCTACGGCTTCACGCCGAAGGTGTGCCAACCCTATCGGGCCAAGACCAAGGGCAAGGTCGAGCGCTTCAACCGCTATCTGAAGGAGAGCTTCGTGGTGCCGCTGGCGGCCACGCTCAAACAGGCGGGGCTGAAGCTGGACGTCGAGGCCGCCAATGCACGCATCGGCCGGTGGCTTGCGGAAGTCGCCAACGTGCGCGTGCACGCCACCACGCAGGAGCGGCCGGCCGCGAGGCTGCCAGCAGAACAGGCAGCGCTGTTGCCGTTGCCCACACCAACGTCGATGCCCATGCCTGTGGTCTCGAAGCTGCACCGCGTGCTGCCACGCGAGAGCTTGCAGCATCCGCTGGCCGTGTACGACGCGTTGCTGGAGGCTGCCGCATGAATCTGCAGCATGAACGGATTGACGGACTCTGCGCGCAACTGAAGCTCGACCGTATCGCCAGCGATTGGGGAGCGCTCGCGCAGCACGCTGCAACGACTGACGCGAGCCTGGCCGACTTCCTGGAGCAACTGCTGCAGGCCGAACTTGGTGCGCGCGAAGAGCGCAAGCGCCAGACGCTCACGAAGCTCGCCTCGCTGCCGAACATCAAGACGCTGGAGCAGTACGACTTCGGTTTCGCCAGCGGCGCTCCGCGTGCACAGATACAGGAGCTGGCCAGCCTCGCGTTCATCGAGCGAGCCGAGAACGTCGTACTGCTTGGACCGTCTGGCGTCGGCAAGACGCACATCGCCAGTGCGCTGGCCTACCGCGCGACGCAGGCTGGCATCAAGACACGCTTCATCACGGCCGCCGACCTGATGATGCAACTGGCGACGGCGCGCCAACAGAACCGCTTGCGGGAGTTCTTCAACCGCGCGGTCATCGGGCCGAGGTTGCTCGTCATCGATGAAATCGGCTACCTGCCGTTCGGCCGTGAAGAGGCTGACCTGTTCTTCAACGTCGTCGCCAAGCGCTATGAGCGTGGCGCCATCGCGTTGACGAGCAACCTGCCGTTCACGCAGTGGGCCACGGCCTTCGCCGACGACCAGACGCTGACGGCAGCCATGCTCGACAGGCTCTTGCATCACGCACACATCGTGCAAATCAGCGGTGAGAGCTACCGACTGAAGGACAAGCGCAAGGCAGGGCAAACAACCACGCGGGCAAGCGCGAAAGCAGCTGCGTGACACAGGACCCAGGTGGGTCAGATTTACTTCGGCGATTCACCGAAAGGCGGGTCAGAATTCAGTCGGCGTTGACACTTACGAACCCGATGGCAGCCGGTGTATAGGCGGCATGATCTCAATACAGGCTTTGGTACGGAACGTGAGAACCTTGTTCCAGATGCGAAGGGAAATGACAAGTGGCCAACACCATGAGGAAGAATACCGATGCTGGGGCGAGGGGCGGAGCCTCCCGTAGTAGCGATGAAGCCTCTGTAATGGGGGTAGAGCGAAGGGGCGGCGTTATCCTGCCGACGAACGTTGCCAACCTCCGGGGATGAGCAGCGTGACCTCGGCGAAACCTTACGGCATAGCGAAGCGCACGGTATGGGCGGCATACCAGCAGGTCAAGGCCAACCGCGGTGCTGCCGGCATCGACGATGAAACCATCGCCGACTTCGAGCAGAACCTGTCGAAGAATCTGTACAGGCTGTGGAACCGGATGTCGTCGGGGTCGTACTTCCCACCGCCGGTCAAGCAGGTGGAGATTCCCAAGGCATCGGGCGGCACGCGCAAGCTGGGAGTGCCCACGGTCTCTGACCGTGTTGCGCAAACCGTTGTCAAGCTTCTCATCGAGCCAGAGCTGGACTCGATCTTCCATCCGGACTCTTATGGGTATCGGCCAGGACGGTCGGCGAAGCAAGCCGTGGCGATCACTCGTGAACGCTGCTGGCGATACGACTGGGTCGTGGAGTTTGATATCAAGGCGGCCTTCGATCAGATCGATCACGGGCTGCTGATGAAGGCGGTGCGCGCCCACATCAAGGAAGACTGGATTCTTCTGTACATCGAACGGTGGCTGGTTGCGCCGTTCGAAACGGAGGACGGCGTTCGCGTTCCACGCGAACGCGGCACGCCGCAGGGCGGAGTGGTCAGTCCCATTCTGATGAACCTGTTCATGCACTACGCCTTCGACACATGGATGCAGCGCAACAGCCCGAACTGCCCGTTCGCCCGGTACGCAGACGACGCGGTGGTTCACTGCCGCAGTCAGAAGCAGGCGGAGTACGTGATGCGATCCATCGCGTCACGGCTGGCAGACTGCGGGTTGACGATGCATCCTGAGAAATCGAAGGTCGTGTACTGCAAGGACAGCAACCGCACCGAACAGCATCCGCAGGTGAGCTTCACCTTCCTGGGCTTTACGTTCAGGCCGAGGAAGGCTCACAGCAAGCAAGACCAGCTCTTCACGAGCTTCCTGCCGGGAGCCAGTGACGATGCCTTGCGGCGGATGCGGCAGGCGGTGCGCCGCTGGCGACTCAATCGCCAGACCCACGTGACGCTGGCCGACGTGGCTCGGCTCTATAACCCGGTGATACAGGGGTGGTGGCAATACTATGGCGCGTTCTACCGAACCGCCATGCTCGGCATCTTCCAGCACATCGATCGAGCGCTTGAACGTTGGGCCCGACGAAAGTACAAGGCCCTTCACCGCCGTAAGCGGGCCAGCGTCGGATGGCTGGACAAGATGCAAGCAGCCGCGCCACTGCTGTTCCATCACTGGCGCGTGGCCGGACCACAGGTTGGATAACGGGAGCCGTATGACGCGAGAGTGTCACGTACGGTTCTGCGAGAGGCTCGGGGGGCGGTTCCCCGGGTCTACTTACCATTTCGGAATGAAAGCGCACATTGGCGTGGATGCGGACTCGGGGCTGGTGCATACCGTGCTGGGCACGGCCGCCAACGTCAACGACGTGACGCAAGCGCATGCGTTGGTGCACGGTAAGGAGGCCGACGTATTCGGCGATGCCGGCTACCAGGGCATCGACAAGCGCGAAGAGGTGCAGAAGTTGAAGGTGCGTTGGCATGTGGCATTGCGACCGAGCAAACGCCGCGCCTTGGACAAGAACACTGTGTCGGGTGCGCTCGTCGATGAGTTGGAGCGGGTCAAGGCGCGCATTCGTGCTCGCGTAGAACATCCGTTCCGGGTCATCAAGCGCCAGTTCGGGCATTTGAAGGTGCGCTATCGAGGCTTGGTGAAGAACACGCAGCAGTTACATACGTTGTTTGCCCTGAGCAATCTATGGATGATGCGCGGACGACTGATGCGTGAGGCCCGCGCATGAAGGAAAACCGCCCCGAGCGGGCGGGAATCGGCCTCTCCATGCTGCGCGTAGCGTTCCGTTCGCGTCAGGCTTCGCATCGTCTGTTACGCATCCGCTCCGCTTCGATGACTCAGTTCGACGGAATGAGTTCTGAACACCATCCCTAATGGCTATGGTGATTCGAATTGCCGCCGGCATCCATGATCGTACCAGTGGCCTCCACATTGCCATCGACGTGAATGTTGCCGGAAACCTTCGCGCCGTCGCCGGAGATGTCCAGGCCTCCTTTGGCTGTTAACTTGCCGCCCACGGTCCAGTTGCCAGTTACCTCGCCCTCCTGCGTATCGACCGTTACCTTGGCGGTGGCCTTGAGCACAATCTCTGTACTGGCTTTCACCACCATTTTCTGGACACCGGTGACCGTCAGCACGTGGCTTGCACGGTCATACTCCAGCAGCGCGCCATCCTTGAAGCGGATCGAGAACTTATTCGGATCGCTGACCGGCGGCTTGTCCGCGCTGGAATAGACCGCACCGAGAATGACCCCATCCTCGCCACGCGCATCGAGCAGGACCGCGACTTGCTCACCGGTGTCGTAGGTCCAGCAAGCCTGATCATCCTGGGTTTTCGGGTACACGATCGGCAGCCACATCGTGCGCATGTTGTCGAAGTCCGGCAGCCGCACGCGGGCAAAGCCCGGACGGGAAGCGCTGACCGTGCCGTATTTGATGGTGGCACCGGCTTCGCCAAAGGTCTCGTTCATTTTTTCTTGCTCGCTTGACTCGTGCCGACCACGCCCACCTGGCCGTTGGCCTGAACCCCGTAAACCTTGAGGGTGCCCGCTTTCTTGCTGGTACTACGGCCGCTGCTCCCCGTCGTGGCCTGGGCCGCGACGCGCTTGACCTCCAGCTCGGTGGTGTAGCCACCGCTGCGCTCGATGCGATGGCGTGCTGACTCGACCAGGTACTTGCCGGAGAGCTGGCCGCAATCCGCCAGCTCGAACGTCGTTCCCGCAACCAGCTTTAGGTTGCCCGGCATCGCGACATTGCCGCTGGTCTGCTGCAGGTTGGCCGCATCCAGTGCAGCCTGGGTCTTTGCCTGGACGGCTGCCTTGGAGCCGCGCGTTGAAAGCTTCAGCGTGTCTCCACTGGTGGAACTGCCGGAGTGCTTCTTGGTGCTGGCCGTGGTTTGGCCGACCTCAGCCACTTGGTTACCCTGCACACCGTAGACCACCAGCTTCTTCGTCTTCGGATCGTGATATTTGCCCTTGGCCTGCGCGTAGACATCCTTAATCTTGTCGCGCAGGCGGATCGAGATCAGATCGGTCGTCTTCAGCGTTGTGACGGCGTTGCCGTCGCGCAGGTCGGCCAGCTCGGTGAAGACCAGCTTGCGGTCGACGATCTTGAACGCGTAGCCGAAATCCCGCGCCAGGCGCGCCAGGAATGCGACGTCGCGCTCCTGGTACTGCGTCACCCGGTCGATGCGGATATCGCGGATTTTTCCGGTCAAGGTCAGCTTGTTGCGCTTGGCGATTCGCTGAGCGATCGCTGCCAACGTCGTGTTCTCGTAGGCGCGCCCGGCACGCGTGCGCACCGACGGCTTGATTCCGGTGGCCAGCGCTCGGATGGTGACCGTCGCCGGCGGTTGAGCGAATTCAATCTCGTCGATCTCGAACGAGCCACACGGCAGCAGCGGCGCTCCGTCGTAGCCCATCTTGAGCGACAGCTTGTCGCCTTTTCCGGGATACCAGCTCCGCACCCATCTGCCGTCTGCGTCTTCCAGCTCGACCTCCAGCTCATCGGATTGCCCGGACAGGTAGTCCGTATAGGTCACGGCACGCACATAGGGGGAGATGTCGCTCGTGATGTTCTTCTGGTCATAGGCCAGGACGAACATCGGGTGCGGCGGCTTTGCCACGCTGGCGGGAAGCAGGTCGGTCAGCGTAGCCACGGCGGCAACTCCTCGGACAGGTCGTTTCGTTCGATGACAGGGATCGACAGCATCAATCCCGCCGGCAGCGTAACCGTCAGCGATACATGCGGATTGGCCGCAACGATGGGTTCGTAGGCCAGCGGATCACCGTAGTAACGCGTAGCGAGCTGGTCCCAGCGTTCGCCTTCTGTCGTGATGTGGGTCAGGTACATCAGATCGCCCTCGTGACAACTTTGCTGGCCAGCTTGCTGATGCTCGGCGCTACCGACTCCAATGCGCCGGTAGCGGTCGAAAGCTGACCTGCCAGGTAATCGATGCGGCTGGTTACCGTTGCCGTGCTGACCAGTGACAGAGCGCTCTGGCCGTTGCGAACAGCGCCCAAGGCGTTGTCGCTAGCGCGCAAGATGCTGGCGGCCTCCGGCAACTGGCTGGTCAGGCTGGACAGCGTTGGCGACAAGCTCTCCAGAGGACCGGACGCCTGCTTTACGCTGGCGAGCAAACCGGGGATGCGGCCGACTGCCGCCTGCGGGTTGTCTCCCAGTTTCTGCGCGACGCGTGCGGCATCCACTGCCACCCGCAACGCCGACTGTGCCTGGTTGGCATAGGTCACTGCTTGGCGGATACCGTCGCGCACCGTCATGGTCGCACTGGTCGCCTTGCTGAGCGCCTGGCTCGTCGACAACGTCTGGGCGGCTGCCGGTGGCAGCTTCGGCTGTACGGCGAGCGGCTGCAGCGGATTCTTTTTGTCGCCTACGAATTCGAGCAAGGTGATGTTCGCTTCGAGCGCGATAAGGGTGCCTGCCTGATCGGTGTGCCGGCTGAAAGCTTGCACCGCTGTCAGCACGAACCAGCCTTTGTAGTCGCCGTTTCCCAGCACCAGGGTCATCGCCTGATGAGCCGCCAGGGCAGCCTTGAGTTTGGCCAGCTCGGCTTCCGGGTCGCAGTAGTACGCGTGGAAGGCGAGCTGGATGCGGATCTCGTCGAGCTTATCGCCAATGAACTGCAGGCGCGGCTTCCCCGCGATCAGCGCGTGCTCAGCGAAGTCCGCGCCGAACTGCGATTCGAAGCCGTCGAAGTAGGTGATGAGGTCGAACTGGATGTCGCCCAGAAGCGCGTACATCAGTAGGTTCTCCGTGCTTGCTGCGCGGTCACGCGCATGATCAGCTGTTCCAATTCTCGCAGCGAGAGGTTGAGTGCCTCCGTGAGCTGCCCTTTGACGCCCTCTGCGCTACCGCCCTGCACGTGGATCGTCGGACTGAAGTGGATGCTCATGCCGCCGGTATTGGTCGCGGCAGCACCGGCAGAGCCCGCAGCGGTCCGGCCTGCGTTGACGCGATGAGCGGCGGCAGCCGCGGCTGTGTCTGAAGCCATGCTGGCAGCGGCCCCCGAGGCGAGCTTGGCCGAGCGACCGATGCCGATCGCTGCACCCTGGGCGATGTTGTCGCCGAAGCCCATGAAAACCCGCGACGGCGACTTGATGCCGAGGGTATTGGCGAACCAGCTCTTGATACTGGAGCCGAAGGCAACAACGCTGTCGCGAGCCGATGCAAGCTTGGACGTGACGCCATTCACCAGCCCATTGATGATGTCCGCACCGGCTGTGAAGAACTGGTTCTTCAGCCCCTTCAGCCAGTTCCATCCGACCAGCACGGCGGCCTTGATCTTGTCCCAGTTCTTCCACACCAGGTAGGCCGCTACACCGATCGCCGTCACTGCCAGCCCGATCGGGTTGAGCAGCAACGCGCGCCCCAGCCAGAGGACTGCCTGCCCGGCCAGACGCAGGCCGGGAACGAGATTTCCAATGAGGAGCCGGCCCAGGAACAAGGCGCCACGGCCCGCCAGCATTAGCGGCCCCCCGAAGGTCATCAGCAGCCCCTGGCCGAACGGCATCAGAAAGCGCCCGAACGCCAGCGCACCGCGCCCGAGAGAAAGCAGCAAGCCGCCCAGCCTGCCGAACCCAGCGGCAAGCTTGGCCGCTGTTCCTGCACCAACGCCAAACACCTGGAAAACCGTTGCTAGACGCGGAGCACCACCGAGCACCAGCGCACGCATCAGGGTCCATTTGGCGGAAGCTGTGGCAAGAGCTGTGCCCAGCAGATTCAGCGGCGATTTGACGAAGAAGTTCAGCCCCCAGCCCAGGGCGAGCGTGGCCACCTTGAGACCGACGACACTCACAGCGAAGCCGGCAACCGCACGGATTACGCCCGGATGGGCGGCGGCAAACTGCCCGATCTTGTCGATCATGGGCGTGAGCGTGTTGAGCAGATTCGTTAGCGATGGCAGCAGCGCATTGCCGACCGTGACTCCCACGTCAGCGACTCTCGTCTTAAATTGCTCCCACGCCTTGACCGCCAGTTCGGCACGCTTCTGGTAGTCCTGGTCGATGGTGCCCATCGCTTCCTGGCTACCCATCTTCTTCTTGTTGTCCTGGTACTTGTCCCAACCCTGGCGCATCGCCAGCAGGTGGTTGATGGTCTAAATGTCCTGGAAAACCTCGTTGAGGCCGAAGCTCTCCATCAACCGGCGCTGGGCCTCCTCGTCACCTTTTGCGCCGGCCGCCTTCCATTGCTTCATGAAGGCATCGCCTCGGGTGGCGATGAACTTCTGCGCGATCTCCAGGGACGCCTCGTAGCTGGAGTAGCCGCCTGCTACCAGGTTCTGCATCGAACGTTGGTAGTCCACACCGGCTTTGGTGTAGGCGTCGATGGTGTGCTTGGCATTCATGTGGGACAGCCAGTTGCGCAGATTGGTCACGGCCTCGTCGCCGGTGCCCGCGCCTTCGCGGCCCACCTCCAGGCTGGAGATGATCTGCGTCAGGGCTTCCTGCCCCTTGATGCCCTTGGCGGCAAAGGCTGCCGTCATCTCAGGCAGTGCCTTGGCCATGTCCTTCAGCTCGAAGCGACCCAGCTTGCCGCCGAAGGCCGCCCGGTTGAACGCTTCCTTGAGCGCGGCGTCACCCTTGATACCGAGGGTTTCCGACAGGGAGTAGACCATCCCAGCAAGGTCTTTCATGTCGGCGTTGGTGGCGGTGGCCACCTTGCCGAGCAACGCCGAATACTCTCCGGCCTTGTTGGCGTCCATGCCGGCCGCGACCAGCGTGCCTACACCCTCCAGGATGGCGGCATGGCCCTGGTTGGTCGAAAGCGCGGCTTTGCGTATCGCCTCGCCGACCCTGAATTCTTCCTGCTTGGTCAGGTTGCCCGTGATGGCGATATCGCGCAGGCTGGCCTCGAAGCTGGCTGCCTGCTTGACCGCGCCGATGAGCGGGGTGGCAGTGGCCTTCGCGGTGAGATAGGTGCCGACCATTTCAGCGCCGAGCCCCACACGCTGCTGCCGCAACGCTTCGCCACTCGCCAGTCGTGCCGCCAGCGTGGCCTGCTTGGTGGAAACGGCTTCTATCGTCCTCCCGAGCTGCTCGTACTGGCGTCGCAGCTCGCCAACATTGCGGGCAGGGTGTGCCATCGCACGGGCCATGACTTCGCCGAGGCGGGTATGCTTGGCCTGCAGCCCGTCGGCAACCCGGCCGAGGCCCATCATGGTGGTCTTGGCACCTGCCAGCGCGCTGCCGAAGCTGGCCAGCATGGTGGCGCCGATCTTGACGCCAATATAGAACTCGCTTGCCATGCGATTACCCCGGATTTAGGATGCGTTTATGGATATCGAAACCCTTGCCGAAACCATTGCCTACGCGCTTTTTGCCGTGCTTGCGACATCGCTTGGCATATGGCTTTTGATTGAGCTGCCGCTCTGGGCGGTGCCGCTTGTGTTTGGCGTTGCGGTTTTCTTCGGGCTAGCCTTCGTCGGCCCGGCTATTGCGGCAGTGGCTTTCGTTGCCGCCGCCACCATCAAGGCAACGGCGTGGCTGATCAGCCATCGCCGTGCTCGCGCTTGATCTGCTCGCTGGCTCCCTCGACCCAACTGCAGAATTTTTCCACCGTCAGCCGGTCGATCTCACTCGGCTGAAACCGGAACCACCTCGCCAGCAGCTTTTCCCCCGCCCACAGATTTTCCGGTGACACCCACGCACTCCAGAAATCGGGCCTTCACCGCCTGGTAGTCGGCGGCATCCATCTCGTCCAGGTCTTCCGGCACCAGACCGCACATGCGGGCTACGCCGTTCAGCTCAAGCAGCACCTCGCTCCCCTCGCTTTGCTCGCCGATGACTTTCAAATCCTTGACCTTGAGGCGACGCGTTGTGACGGTGCGGATCTCCTGGCCGGCCGCCGTGGTGTAGGGATGTTGCAGGGTGATTTCATTGACGCTCATGACGCTTCCTTCGCAAAGGTTGAGAAATAAAGGGATATGCGAAGAATTATCGGAAGACGCCGATCGCGCGTCGGTTAAACGACTTTAGAAAAAGCTGAATCCATGGGCAGGCCAAGGCCGGTCTGAAAATGGCGGTACATTATCGGCTCACAAAACTATGGGAGTCGCTTATGCCGGTTGCCTGTACCTTTGTTCTGAACCGACGCAGCATGTCGAGCCTGCATTGTCCAGGCATTGGGCACATTCCTGCATTTTCCGGGAATGGCAGAAATATCGATAATCCCGACTCGACGGGGGTCGTCGGGAGCGGCCCGTTGCCGGTCGGAACGTACTACATTGTTGACCGCCAGAGCGGTGGTCGCATGGGCTGGCTGTGGGACGTTTTCAAGGATGTAGGGGCGAACACGAACCGCTCCACATGGTTCGCCTTGTACCGAAACGATGACAAGGTCGACGACCAGACCTTCGTGAAGGGTGTGCGGCGCGGCAATTTCCGGCTGCATCCCATAGGTCGCTATGGTGAAAGCGATGGGTGTATCACCCTGCCCAGTATTGCGCAGTTTGATCGTCTGCGCGCCATTCTCAAGGCCCAGCGGACCCGGAAAATTCCTGGTACAAACCTCGATTATTACGGCACGGTGACTGTGCGATGAGGGTGCTCATCCGAGTCGCATTGGCGATGATCCTGACCGTGCCAGCCTACATTGGGATTACGTCCTGCCGCTCGCTGACAGAGTGGTTTTCCAGCGGTGCGGGATGGCAGGCGATTGCGCCACTATTGCGGCTACTGGGTTCTGCCGGCGGCGAGCAGAACTCCGACATTCTCTTTGCTGGTCTACTCGTTATCAGCTTTGCACTGTCGCTGGCGGTAGTGCTGCTGATTGGCGTCATTATTAGCCGGCGTAAGCGGCAGTCCGCGTAATCCGCTGCACCCCCCTCCGTTACGGAGGGGGCCTCGCCAACCCGTTCAAGGCGGTGCAACTGCAGTGCCGTTCGAGCATCGAGACCTACGGTGCCCAGGGCCGCCTCCAGGAGGTGCGCTTGGTCACCTTCCTCACGGTGATGTTCAAGAAGAATCCGCTTGGCGTCTACAAGCAACACGAAAACGCCGAATTCGGCTCGGCGTTCGGGGCGACCTACATAAAGCAGGTCATCGACGGCGAGGAAGTGCTGGAGCTGGACTACATGGCCAACATCTTCCGAGTCGGCGGTGAAGACGTGCTGGCGGACTACCGCAGCAACATCGGCGGATGATCTGACCCTGCGCGCCAACGAAATGATCCGTGCCGAATATCTGGAAATGGGCACAGGCGAATTGCGGCCGCTGTCGGAGAGCACGATCCACCGAGCGCTGCGCATGTACGGACTGCATCCCGACCAGCTGCTGGCACCGGCGCCGGTGACCGAACTGGCCAGCCTGCATCCCAACCACGTCTGGCAGATCGACGCCAGTCTGTGCGTGCTCTACTACCTCAAGCCGTTAGCGGACGCACGAGCGAACGGACTGCGGGTAATGGATCACGCGGAGTTCTACAAGAACAAGCCGAAGAACGTCGCACGCATCGCCGCTGACCGGGTGTGGAGCTACGAGATCACCGACCACACAAGCGACTGGCTCTACACCGAGTACGTCATGGGCGCTGAGTCAGGCGAAAACCTGTGCTCGGTGCTGATCAATGCCATGCAGGAGCGCGGCAGCGCCGACTTGCTGCACGGCGTGCCGCGCATCCTCATGCTGGATGCTGGCTCGGCCAATACGGCCGCCATGACCCGCAATCTGTGCCGCACCCTGGGCATCGAGTTGATCCCCCACAAGGTCGGCAACGCCCGTGCCACCGGCCAAGTGGAAAACGCTCGCAACATCATCGAGCGCAAGTTCGAACCTGGGCTCAAATTCCAGCCGGTCAACGGCCTGGAGGAGTTGAATGCCTTGGCGAAGAAGTGGCGCATGCATTTCAACGCAACGGCCATTCACCGCCGCCACGGCATGACACGCAGCCAGGCGTGGATGGCGATTCGCGCCGACCAGTTGATCAAGGCGCCTTCGGTCGAGGTGTGCCGTGAGCTGGCCGTGGCCACGCCGGAAAGCCGCAAGGTGACGCCGAAGCTGCGCGTGTCGTTCCTGGGCCGGGAGTATGACGTCTCGACGGTGCCGGGCGTGATGGTCGGCGAGAAGGTGATGGTCACGCGCAACCCCTGGCGTGACGACGCGGCCCAGGTGGTACTGGTCGACGAGCACGGCCACGAAGTTTTCCATGTCGTCAACGAGGTGCAGAAGACCGAGTTCGGCTTCAGCGCAGACGCGGCACGCATCGGCGAGAGCTACGTGCGCTACGCCGACACCCCGGCACAGACTGCCCTCAAGGACATTGAGCAGTTGGTCACCGGTACCGAAAGCCAAGCCGCCGCAGAGGCCGTTCGCAAGGCCAAGGCGCTGCCCTTTGGTGGCCGGTTGGACCCTTACAAGCACATCGACGACGCCACGCTGCCGACCTATCTGCCGCGCCGTGGCACAGCCCACGACCTGGTCGCTCCGAAAGTCGAGATGCCACCCCTGTCGCTGGTGGAAGCGGCCAAGCAGATCAAGCCGAAGGTGGAGGCGGCAGGCGGCGAATGGACCGTCGATCGATTCCGCTGGCTGCAGCAGCGCTACCCAGCCGGCGTTCCCCAAGAGCAGCTCGACGTGATTGTCACCGAGCTTACCGGCCCGCGTGCGGGCCTTCAGACACCGCTGCAGATCGTACGCGCAGCGGCAGGAGGTCAATGATGTTGAAGCTGAAGAACGTACTGCAGAAGGTTGGCCGCAAGCAGTCGGAACTGGCCAAGCACCTCGGCCTGAGCCAGGCTGCCGTGGCACAGATCATCAACCATGGCGAGTGGCCGAAGAGCCTGGACGAGCTGGACCTGCGCGAACGAATCCTCGACTTCCTTGAGCGACACGGCGCGCAGGAGGCGGACCTGTCGAGCGCATTCGACGAAGTCGACCAGGCCGACGTACGCGAACGTGTCCGCGCTTTCCTGGCCGAAATCGGTGCCGCCCCGGCCGATTTGGCCAACGTGCTTGAACCCAAGGTGAGCGAGCCGCGCTGCAACGCGGCCCACTCGGTCTCCCCGTCGAAACCTTCCAAAGAATCCAACCAGGAGGACTCCATGTTACTGCGAAAGCAAGCCCTGTTCCCCAACACCCGCAAGCACTTCGGGTTGTTCCGCGACCCGTTCCAGGACGACATCCAGTCGCATGAGGATATGTACATCAGTCCGGACATCCGCTACGTGCGCGAGGCGATGTTCCAGACAGCCAAGCACGGTGGCCTGCTGGCGGTAGTGGCCGAGTCCGGCGCTGGCAAGACCACGCTGATGCGCGATCTGGAGGACCGGATCATGCGTGAAACCCAGCCGATCCTGCTGATCAAGCCCTACGTGCTGGCGATGGAGGACAACGACCAGAAGGGCAAGACGCTCAAGGCCACGCACATCGCTGAAGCACTCATGGCCGCCGTGTCGCCGCTGGAGAAGCCCAAGAGCAGCCCCGAGGCTCGATTCGCGCAACTGCACAAGGCACTCAAGGAGAGCCACGCCGCCGGCTATCGTCACTGCCTGATCATCGACGAGGCGCATGCGCTGCCGATTCCGACGATCAAGCATCTGAAGCGCTTCTTCGAGCTGGAAATGGGCTTCAAGAAGCTGCTGTCGATCATTCTGATCGGTCAGCCTGAGCTGAAAGCGAAGCTCTCGGAGCGCAACCAGGACGTGCGCGAGGTGGTGCAGCGCTGCGAGATGGTCGAACTGGCGCCGCTCGACGGCGGTCGCCTCGACGAATACCTGAAGTTCAAATTCGAGCGTCTGGGCAAACCGGTGGGCGAGGTGATTGATGCGAGCGGTATCGATGCGCTGCGCGCCAAGTTGACCATCGCCACGGCACGCCGCGATCGGCCCGAGACCGTATCGCTGCTGTATCCGCTCGCAGTCGGCAACCTCCTCACCGCTGCGATGAACCTGGCCGCCGAGATCGGCGTGCCGGTAGTCACGGCTGACGTGGTCAAGGGGGTGTGAGATGGGCGCGCTGCTGAAGATCGTTCAACCGTCCGCCGTGGCTGCCCAGGAAAGTGCCTGCCGTGTGTTCAACGCCGGCCTGGTGGAGCGCCTGGCAGCGATGAATGCGGCCGCGCGCGTACTGCGCGGCATGGGCTATCGCATCGTGCGCGAAGAACTATGCGAAGGGAGCGGTCATCGTCCGATGATCGAGATCGCGCGCGATCGCATGGATTCGCTGATCCCGCTGCTGGATCGAGCTGTGCTGACGGGACGCCGCCCGTACTGGCTGACGCTGGCCAGGTGCACCCGCGTTGCGATTGACCTGATGGGCGTGACGGTGACGTGCGTATGGGAGCAAGTCTGATGCGCACCCGCTGCCCGAGCTGCGGTGCGACGCTGTCGCTTGATGCCCTGATCGCCCACGACGCGGCGCGTGAAGCGCTGGCGGCCATCTTCAAGCTGTCCGGCCAGCTCGGCAGCGCGCTGATCCGCTATCTGGCGCTGTTTCGACCGGAGACCCGCGAGCTGACCATGGATCGTGTGGCCAAGCTGCTGGGCGAGCTGCTGCCCGACCTGCACGCGCAGCGCATCAGCCGGCACGGCCACATGCATAACGCGCCGGTCGAGGCATGGGTCTGGGCCATCGAACAGGCGCTCTCCGCGCGTGACGCTGGCCGCTTAACCCTGCCGCTCAAGGGGCACGGCTGGCTCTATGAGGTGATCAGCAACTGGCAACCGCAGTCGGGCCAGTTGGTGACCTCGGGGGAACCGCGCCAGACGCAGGCCAAGACTCCGTCGAAGACGTTGTCGGCTATCGCAGCGCTGGAGGATCGCGTCCGTGGCTGAGAAGTGGTTCGAACGGGAGATCGCACGCGGGCTGCAGGGGTTGCTTGCTCTGCGTCTGGCTGGCGCGCCGGCCGACGACAGCGTGACGCTGACGCTCGATATCTGGCTGGCTGCGCTCGAAGGTCATGCGGTGACCTGGAGTGAGCGCCTGGACACTGAGCGCATCCGGCAAGCGTTTCGCGCGCTGTATCGCGTCTGCGACCGGTGGCCCGCACCCAAGCACCTTTTGGACAACCTGGGCAACCGCGGCCCGCCGCTGTTGCTTCCGGTGCCTCCTCTGACCGAGGCGGAAAAACGGCAAGGCAGCACCAAGCTGCGCGAGATTTCGGAGCTGCTGGCGGAGAGTAAGTCGACACGGCTGACCGAGGCGCAACGGCAGCAAAACGTCGCCAAGCTGCGCGAAATCAATGAACGGCTGGCCAAAAGCAAGTCGATGCAATCAGCGAACAAGGAGCAGTAGATGGAAAACACAATCCCGGCCGGGTACTGGCGTGACGGCGAAGGCAGGCTGATCCCGGAAAACATGGTCAAGCCGATTGATCGGGCGCGCGACGATGTCGTGCGCGAGCTGGTCGGCAAAGCCAGGTCGGTATCGGCGGTCCTGGCTGAATTCAAGGCCAAGGCGTTCGGCGACATCGGTGCCTTTGTCGACATGAGCGCCGAGCAGTACGGCGTGACGCTCGGCGGCAAGAAGGGAAACGTGACGCTGCTGTCGTTCGACGGCCGCTTCAAGATCGTTCGCCAGATTCAGGAGCACCTGGTATTCGACGAGCGCCTGCAGGCGGCCAAACAGCTGATCGACGGGTGCATCCAGACCTGGACCGAAGGCAGCCGTGACGAGATCAAGGCCCTGATCAACGATGCCTTCCAGGTGAACAAGGAGGGCAAGATCAACACGGCCCGAGTGCTCGGCCTGAAACGCCTGAACATCAACGACGAGAAATGGCTGCGCGCCATGCAGGCCATCGCGGACAGCGTCCAGGTGGCGGGCAGCAAGCCCTACGTCCGCATCTACGAACGGATCGGCGACAGCGATCAATTCAAGCCGATTGTCCTAGACCTCGCAGCGGTGTGACATGGCAAAGGCCACCGGAACCGTCACGGTCAAACGCAGCCGCAATGGCACCACGATCCGCGCGACAGGATCGGCTGCCCAGGTGCTCTTCGACGCGCTGGTGAAGCAGGTAGAACAGGCCGCAGGCGGTCTACCGGCGCCACCAGAATGCCGCGCAACCATCAATACCGATTCTCAACCCGCTGCCGAACAGCAGCAGAACACAAAGGAAGCACCATGAACAAGGCAGTTCTGATCGCACACATCGCGGACCACGCCGGCCTCAAGAAGACGGATGCCAACCGCGCCCTGGATGCCGTGCTCGATGGCATCAAATCCACGCTGGCCGACGGCGGCACCGTCTCGCTGACCGGATTCGGAAGCTTCAGTGTGGGCGCACGGCCGGCGCGCATCGGCCGCAACCCGAAGACCGGTGAGGAGGTGGAGATCGCCGCCTCGCATGTCGTGAAGTTCAAGGCTGGCAGCGACCTCAAGGCCGCCGTCAACTGACATCCACGCTTGTGCGAAACGCCCGCTGTGCGGGCGTCTGCCCGGTGTGGTGGCCGGGTACTGATGAGCAGCTGAGAGAAGGTGGACCGACTATGAACTTACGACGCATCCTGGATGAATACCGGGCAGGCAAGCATGGCTTGCCGACATACAAAGAGATCGCCGACGCCCAAGCTGGCCAGGCAAATGCACATGCGTTCTGACCGTCAACACCTGATTCGTCTGATTCACGTCGCCAAGCGTGACCTGGTGATGGGCGACGACACATATCGCTCCATCCTGCTGCAGGTTGGAAAGAAAGCTTCTGCGGCCGATCTGACCGTTCCAGAGTTAGAGAAGGTTTTGGAACACCTCAAGCGGTGCGGCTTCAAAGTGCGTTCCAACAAGGATGCACGCCGACAGGCCGACGACGACCAGTCGAAGATGATCCGAGGTCTGTGGCTCGAACTGGCCGAGCGTGGCGTCGTACACAACGCTTCCGAGGCGGCGCTGGCTGCGTTCGTCAAACGCATGACCGGCGTCGATGCGCTGCAATGGCTGAGCGTCGCCCAGGCGTCGCGAATTATCGAGCACCTCAAGAAGTGGCGTAATAGGACGGCGGAGGTAGCATGAAACCCAGCGATACATTCAAGAGCAAAGGGCCGGAACTGCTGGTGGATTTGGCACAGCACGCCGCCGCCGCCCTGGTGGAGCTGGCTGCCCTCGATAGTGAGAAGGCTGAACAGCTCGGCCGAGAGATCGCAAATCGCATGGCGCCCCACTGGGGTGGCCAGAACATCTACTTCCCGATGGGGCTTTCGCTAAAGCTTTCCCAGCGCGATCAGCAAATTTACGACGAGTTCAACGGCACCAACCATAGTGACCTGGCACGCAAGCATGGCGTCTCGCTCCAGTGGATCTACAAGATCGTCAAAGCTGTCCGCCAGGAAGAAATCGCCCGTCGCCAGGGCGCTCTGTTCTGACGAAAACGGGCCGAAGCTGGCCCGTTTCTCTTTTCCACTGGTTGCAAGAGCCTTTCAGCTTTCCCTTCCTGACTCTTCCAGTATCATCCCAGGCAGTCCCATTTATCTTTGGTGCCCCTGCGGGTTTATCTCACTCCCCCTCACCATGCCCCATGCCGTGAAGAGCTACGCCGCCCATTCCCCCACCGGCCGCCTGGGCCTGTTCGAGTTCGACCGCCGCAGCCCGCGGCCGGACGACGTCGTCATCGAGATCCTGTACTGCGGGGTCTGCCACTCCGACGTGCACAACGTCCGCAACGACTGGGGCAGCGCGCGGTATCCGATGGTGCCCGGCCACGAAATCGTGGGCCGCGTGCTGGAGGTCGGCGCCGAGGTCACGCGCTTCAAGGCCGGCGACCCTGTCGGCGTGGGCTGCATGGTCGAGTCGTGCCGCCACTGCAACGCCTGCGGAAAGGGCTGGGAACAGTACTGCGAAAACGGCGCCACCTACACCTACAACGGCACCGACCCGATCGACGGCACGCGCACCTACGGCGGCTACAGCGAGAAGATCGTCGTTGCCGAGCATTTCGTGCTCAAGATGCCCGAGGGGCTGGATCTGGCCGGCGCCGCGCCGCTGCTGTGCGCGGGCATCACGACCTACTCGCCGCTGCGCCACTGGAATGTGGGCGCCGGCAGCCAGGTGGCCATCGTCGGCCTGGGCGGCCTGGGCCACATGGGGCTGAAGCTGGCCAAGGCCATGGGCGCCGAGGTGACGCTGTTCAGCCGCTCGCCCGGCAAGGAAGCCGACGCGCGCCGCCTGGGCGCCGACCATATCGTGATCTCCACCGATGCGGCGCAGATGGCCACGGTGGCGGGGCGCTTCGACCTGATCATCGACACCGTCCCCTACCAGCATGACGTCAACCCCTACGTGCCGACGCTGGCCACCGGCGGCACCATCGTGATGGTGGGCTACCTCGGCCCGCTGGAGCCCCCGCTCAACTCGGGGCCGATGGTGTACCGCCGCAAGGCCCTGGCCGGCTCGCTGATCGGCGGCATCGCCGAGACCCAGGCGATGCTCGACTTCTGCGGCGCGCACGGCGTCACGTCGGACATCGAAGTCATCCGCATCCAGGACATCAACGAGGCCTACGAGCGCATGCTCAAGGCCGACGTGAAGTACCGCTTCGTGATCGACATGGCTTCGCTGAAGGCGGCGGCCGCGGCATGA